GCCGACCCCAGGTGCCGCCCATCACGGCGCAGGAAGCGGTCACAGCGGAACCGCATCGTTGACATGTCCGCGCCGTTGTGCGCCACGGTATCCTTCGGGATATGCTCCGTCCAGTCGGGCGTGTCCGGGTGAATCAGCGCATCGCAGTCAAAGAAGATGTTCCAGTCGTTCTGCATCTCCTGGCCGATCTTGTAAATCTGGAACTTCTCGTAATTGGCCGGCCACTTCGGAAACCGCCGCTTATTGATTACCACCATATCCGCGCCGCACTTACCTGCGTAGTGTTTGAGAAACGGATAGGTGATATCCGTTATCTCTTTGTACTCGGCAGGATGGAGGTTGAGCGTAAAGAGCGTTTTCTTGAGCTTTTGCATACAGCCCCTAGTCTTGTCCCTGCGCCCCGAGCGGCACCGGCTGGACTTTCATGAAGTAGTGGTTTCTGCCGCAGACGCGACAGCGCCGGATATAGGCGTCCGGGTTTGTCGTCGGGAGAATTTCGATATTCTCCTCCTTGGCACAGCACTCGGGGATGGCCGGCGTGTTCTCGCACTCCATAGATGAACCTCTCTTTTAGGTCAGGTTGGCGATAGTCCCGTTAACGGGCACAGCCCAGGTAAACGACTCGCCGTTGTTGCAGTTGATCGCAGAGCCGTAATCCCAGTAGGCGATGAGCGGCTTGGCAACGGGCGTCGTCGGCGTGTCGTCATAGAGCACGACATAGCGGAACGGGCCGAAGTTGCCGCCGGTCGCCGTCCATGTCACGTTCGCGCCGCTGAGCGTGGCGATATTCGTCGCCAGCGTCCAGTTGTTCGTGATGGCCGCGTTGTTGTAGCCATTGGCCGCCGTGATCTCCGCGAGGTTCGCCTTGCCGACGTGGTTATTCGCATCGGGAGCGGCATTCGTCAGATAGATTTTGCAGGCATCGTTGCCCGCGACAAGATTGTGGACACCTTTGCCGAGGTTCCCCACAAAACAGTTAAATTTTACGTAGGTGGCTATCTTAGTTCTCCTTCATTGCTTTATTCGGAGCGGCCATCACCATCTTGTGCCGCTTCGGACGAGCCACGGCTTTCAGCACGCGCTCGCAGTTATTTAAACACTTGGCGCAGAAGTACCAAGTCGTACCGCCGGATGACTCGAAGGCGTCAACGTCCGCGCCGCAACACCGGCTCTCGAAGTCGTCAAGGTCTAGGCAATCGTTCATTGAGCCTCCGCAGTATCGGTTCCCAATGGTCCGACCAGACCGTATCCCAGTCATATTTTAGGACGCCGTTCCGGGCCTGACGGCACAGTTCCGGCCATTCGTCCTTGTCCTTCCACGCCCGCCATGCCTTCTCCAGCGCGTCTATCGTCGGCGATACGCGAGGCTCTATGCGCCATGCCCGATTCGGAAGCCAGCAAGCGTCGTCTAACTTATCCGTCTCGATAAGCCAACCCGCCCGCCGCAATTCCGGGCCCGCCGTCGAATCCGTCACGACAACGGGCGTACCGCACGCCTGGGCCTCTACAATCGGCATCCCAAACCCCTCGCCCTTCGTCGGCAGGCAGAAAACGTCCATGCCGCTATAAACATCAGCCAGCTGTGCCTCGTCCGTGCGGCCCAGAAAATAATCGGGCTGATTAGGCCAGGCCAGCCATTCGGCTATGCCGAGGTTGTTTGCGATGACGGCATAATTGACGCCCTGGCTAACTTTGTTCATCTCGTTTGCCAGCGAGTGAATGTAGAGTCGCGCCTCTGGGTGCATCTGGTGGAATTCCTTGAACGCCCGCATGAGCGTGATGAATCCCTTGCGGTCATCTCCGTAATTGAGGCCGACCGATCCGATAATGAAATTGTCCTCGGTCCATTCGAACGCCTCGCGGAACGCCTGCCGACCTTTGGGCTTATGCTTGAATATGCCCGTGTCGATGGCGAGCGGGGCATATTGAGGCTCAAGTCCGATGGAGCGCAATTCCCGTTCCCCGTGGTGCGACATGGCGACAGTCTGCCCGGCGTTCAGGCAAACTTCCGCGAGGTCGCCGGCTATCCATTCCGTATCAATCGGCACCCAGGCCACCCACTTTTCTTTCGGGAATTGCCGCTTCTGACGGAGCGCCCAGATATCCCAGAGCGTGATAACGTAATCGAAATCTTCTTCGAGGAGCATCCGGTTCATGAAGTCGATATCCGTCCCCTCGACCGCCTCGACTCCCTCCCAGATATGCCATTGGAGGTATTCGTGCTTGGTGGCGACTCGCACGAAATGTCCGGCCTGGACGAGTCGCCTGACCATCTCGCGGGTGATATTCGAATAGCCCGAGATGCCCTCGGGGCAGGACGAGTGCCAGAGGATCCTCACTCGACTTCCTTTATTACCCGAAGGATTATCTTGAGTTCCTTGATAAACCCGATATGCCGCGCCAGAAAGTTCTTAGTCTTCTCGCCAGGCCATCCCTGGTGCATAACCCATTCCGTCGTCCGGGGGTCTACGCCCTTTTCGCAGGATACCGTCTCGAAATCCACGTCGTAATACAACCCGAGTGGAGAATCAGGAGCCTTCTGCTCGACGCACATGCGGTTGTGCGCTTTCGAGAACAGCATGAACGTCGCCTCCATGATCGGGAGCACGTGGGTCGGGACTGTGAAAAAATCCGGGTGATAAGGATGTGGAACCGTAATGTGTATCTTCGCGGCCGGCTTCGATACGCGGTAAAGTTCCTGAACTATCCGCATGAAACAGTCCCGCGTCTCACCCAGATGTTCAAGGACGTGAAAAAGCCGTATCTCATCGACCGATGAAGTGTCCCACGGCCAGGGGAACTGCTCTAAGTCCCACAACACATTGGGCGTCCCGAACTTATCCACGTTGACATAGCCGGGCAGGGGATTCTGACCAGAGCCGAGATTTATCTTGAGTTCGTTTGCCATCGAGAGAAAAGCGGGGAGGGCCGCCGTGCGGCCCATCCCCTATATCTGCTAGGTTGATACCCTATCTGCTGGAATGTTTAGGCAGGAGGCGTAGCTTGGCCGAACCGACCACGGCACTGATGCAGAACGGTCTGTACGGTTTCGGTGCCGTTGCCCTGGCTCGTATCGAGGCGCACTCCCACATAGTAGAAGCCGCCCGCGATATCGAGCTGGGCAGGACGCACCTGGGCCGTGACAACGCCCACATCCGTAACGCCCGTGCCGCGAGCCGTCGCCGACGCGCCGGTGATCGTTTTCGATCCACCGCCGGCAGCATCGGTCGCCTGAAGCATGGTGAGCGTCAGCGTGGTGCCCGAGGAGCAGTTCGAGTAGATGCCCTGGCCTACGATAAGGTCGTAATCCTTGGAATCGACGAACGCTGCCGACTCAACCTTATCGCTTGATTCCGCTCCGAGAGCGGACGAGAACTTTCCGTATCTGCTACGGATATTTTCCTTGAAAACGTGCATATTTACTCCTAGTGAAAGTGCCGGGGAACCATGCGGCCCCCCGGCTATGTTAGACTGTCTATACTTAGCTAGAGGTCGATAGCGTGACGAAATGCGAGAGCGAGTTAGCGCCCTTATAGGGCGTGATCGCCGCACTCAAAATAGGCTGGCCGTCGTACCGCTGCCAAATCTTCCATGCCGTCTGATTCTGAAGCCAGCCGTAACTGCCGCTCGAATAACTCGTCTCCGCAGACGCCGCTATGACCATTGACCTGTCGCCGATGACGTAGCCCTGAAAATCTGCCAAGATAACGTCGCCCGTCGTGCCCAGTGCCGAACACTTCTCCGTCACGATAATCGGTATCCCCATGAATAACCGACCCGTATCGACATGGAAGCCGGCAACCGTACTTGCTAGGGTCACGGCGTAGAGCGCCACCAGCGCATCGGGCGAGACAAGGAAGACCGCCGTGGCCCACGACCCCGGAAGGAGCCGTCCGGCCATCTTGCGGAGATCCGCCCAACCCAACGCGCCATTTGCGGCCCGCGTGACAGAAACCGTCGCCGTAGCATTCATAATGCCGAGCGGCCTCGCGCCGCCCGGACCCCAGATAAAGTCCACATCCTCATAGAACGCGAGCGCCTTGCCGAAAGCAGTCTTCATGAACTGCTCGAAGTTCGGCGCGTCAGCCGCCAGTGCATTCGACAAGTACGCGAAGGCTACCAGGTCTTTTGTCGATAGGCCAACCTGACCTATCTTGGGGGCAACCATTGTCCCCGCAAGATCGTCGCCTTCAGCGGGATATTGACATGTGATCCCGCCGTATATCGCCGTCGCCCGGCTTGAATCTACAAGGACCGGAATATTGAGCTTATCCGTTGACATGGGCTGTTGCAGGGCCCGAGGGCGCACAATGCCGCGCTCCAAAGCCGCCGACAGAATGTCCGCCCGAAACTCCTCCGGCACCAAGAATCCGCCAAGGGAATCCGTCCCCATCGCCATTGCCGCCTTAGAGAGCTCGTCAAGGCGACCATCTCCCTGAATAACGCCCGTCGCGTACTTGTGGACGGCACACAGGAATTCTCCGGTACTATGAAAGCCGCCCTTTTGTTTGTCGAACATCTACTCTACTCTTAGCTGGTAGCCGCGAGAGCGCAGAAGGGAGAGAGCGTGGCCGTGCCGTGCTTAGGCGTAAAGTAGGTGTCGAGCCAGGGCTGGCCGTCCACGCGCTTCACGAAGCGCCAATAGGTCGTATTGCTCGTGAAGCCGACGTGCGTCGAGGCATCGATAACCAACGGCGCACGATCACCGATGATATAGAATGAGAAGTCGAAAATTCCGATGTCGCCGGCCGAGAGGGCCGCATTCATCTTTTCCGTCTGGAAGTAAGGACGCCCGAGGATCGTACCGGGAGCGCCGTTCGCCAGGCCGGAGCGGATATCCATCCAAATCGGGATGGCACCGGAGGCGAGAGTGCCGCTGTAGGAGGCGAGCTCGAACAGGTAGGGCAGCGTCTCGTAATTGATGCACCACACAGCCTTATTCC